CGACCCAACCTGATCCTAACAGCTTCACCTAATGCTTCCATCACAATGCCATTGTCATAATGACGCAAATCGTCTCGCAACGATATCCACTTCTCAGACAACTTCTCATCCAATTTTTCCGATGCAGCAACAGCGTTCGAAAGACTTTCGAATTTCCGAATTGGATCTTGTACAAAATACCACCAACCATCGACGTGCAACCAATACTTACTACATATATACAATATGTCAGTACCATATAACTTCGACGTCAAATTGAACACTAAAGCAAAGTGTTCCACCACCATGCCCACAGCCACCGGCCTATTTGCCTCCAATGCGAAGTCATCACCGACCACATCAATCGTCACAATGTCTTCAGGTCGTAATTCAGCGCTATAAACCAGCGCTCCCAGACATAACAAACCATTTCGAAATAACGTTTTCCAGATCCCTGACAACCCCTGCAACACGATATAAGCCACTATACCGAACATCATCGACGTTGCTTTCTTCACTCCATGAGTTTCCGACCACTTCCTCAAAGTGGCCTCATTGAGACCATGACGTCGATAGAAACAAAGCTCCAACACCTGTCCTACATGATCCTGCGATCTATCATAACAGAAGATGTCACCCTCATAGGCCCACACCTGTGGCGATGTGCTCCTCAACCCTTGACACGAATTGAACCAAAGTTCATGCTCCATTGGAGAATCCCGGTTATTAAAGGAAACGTTGGGCCTCATCATAGACCTCACCGCCTTAAAAAACCGAGTCTGCATCGCCGAATACTTCGCGTTAACAGTTTTTTGATCACTATACATGATCGTCTGAGGTAAATGTACTTTCTCCGCGGCCCCCATGTCCATGGGTGGTTTAGCCACGTTCTTCACCATCAACAACCACCTGGTCAGATCTTCGTCCGCAGCAGACACGAACTCCTTCATCATGATTTCCATCTGTTGCGTGGTGACTTTAGGAACATACTCTGCTATGTCCTGCTCCACGCAAAGCCACAAACCAGCATCTAATTCCTTAGCAAGAATATCCTGCCATCCATCGACGTAACACACGTCGATGATCGAATCCACTATCTTTCCGGGTATCGTTTCAAGATTCACAAACCCTCGATTCGCGGGAACCCCTATGTTACGCTTACACATTGCCGACATAAGGGACGCTTGACACCTCGGGACTATACCCCCCCCACCAGTTCGAATCTTCGAACGCCTGATAACCTTAGGCGTGGGGAGCGTTCGCTTTGAGTCATTTATCGCACCGACAAAATCGACATTGCGAATAGCATCAGCCTCAGTAGCCATATATGCCTTCACTTCCTCATCAGATTCGGACACGCCTGGAAAAATCTCATCGTAATCCGCTTGCCCTACAGCGACCGGATCCGTATTCAACAAAGGCGTCAATACAACGTCACAACGCTCAACACCTTCAAACCTTTCCACAGTTCTCGGAGGTCTGCCAATATTCAACGCATCTTGTTGCGCCATCAACTTCTCCGCCAAATCCCGACGCGCACCCTCTAACTCAACCTCGCCGTTATCCTCCTCTGTCAAAACTAC